GGCGCGCGTACTGTCGAGGAGGAAGTCGAAGTACTTGAAGTCCTTGCCTCGCATGTACTCGGCGATGTTGGCGTCGAAGTACGCGGGGATGTCTTGGACGCCCACTGCTGCGAGCTCCAGGTCCCATCCGTTCTTGAAGATCTTCTTGTAGTATGCTTCGGAGCCCGCGGCGAACCGCTCGGCCTCTTCGTTCCAGGCCACGGCCCCACCCACCCAGTCGTCGGGAGGGAAGAAGGGGTTCTCGCCGTCGCCAGCGTCGCCAGGCTCGCCCTGCTTCTGCGTCTGTGGTGCTGGAGCTGGGAGGGCCTTCTTAGCATCACCCTTCTTCTTCTTCTTGTCGTCGTCGTCCTTGGGCTGCGACCCGTCGCCAACCGGCAGCATACTCTGGTTGATGTAGAGCTTGTCCGCCCCGCCTTCAGCACGTGGCTCGAAGCCCAGCACGGCGCGCCCCTCGTTCGGCGTGATGAGACTGCCCTTGACGCTATCAGCCATGCGCTTCGTCTCAGCGTCCATGTCCTTCGGGACGACACTGTCAAACTCACAGACGAGCCGGGGGTCAAACTTCTTGCAGACGCCCCACGTCAATAGGTCTGCCCACTGCGTCAGCAGCGGCGTTACTGTCCACGTGGCGAACGCCCATTGCAACGCCTCGGCACTGGCACGATTTACGTCCTTGCTCAGCCCGAGGATTGCAGCGGAGGTCATGTAGATGGCGAGGATCTCATCACGGTTCATCTCGTTCGATACGAGGAAGTTCATCTCCCTCGGCGACAGGCTCCACGGCAGCGCCGTCAGCCCGTCTTCCAGGAGGAGGGACTTCCCTGCACGATCGGACGCCTTGTAGCCCGCGTCCAGTCGCGTCTTGAGCCGCTTGATCTGGTCTTCCTTGAGGGGCTTGTTTGCCTGGATGATGAGCCCCGGATGCAGCCCCTGCTGGAAGGCCATGTCCTGCGCCTTGTGGATCGACCGATGGATGTTCACTGCTTCGGTCGCTGCCTGCAGCGGGCTCACCCCGTAGAACTGCGACTGCGGGTCGGGGTATAGGCCGTGCACAACCTCACCCATCTCGTACTTGGCCTCGTCAGCACTGTTGGGATCCACGACGTACGTCAGGTTGCCTTCCCGGCTGGCGTGAATAGCCACGGCTGAAGGGTCAAGGGTCCACAATGCTGTGGGGCGTAGCAGCGTGTTCTGATCCATGAGCATGTAGCAGTCGCCCGTTAGATCCAGGTAGGCTTGGTTCTTGTACAGAAACTGGTACCATGTCTGGTGAAGGTTCGGACGCTGCAAGAGCTTTACCAGCTTACCGGCGCCGGACTCTCGCTCGGTGATCTCCTTACGCTCGCCGTTCGGCATCTCGATGTAGATGCGTAGCTTGGCCTGCGCAACGGCGGTCGCACGGGCGTTGATGGCTGCGTAGATCCAATGCTTGAAGTGCTTCATCTGCTCGGCGGGGTCCTGGTCTTCACTGAGTCTTCCGGTCTCTATTGACCCACCAAAGGTCCCGACGAGCGCCGATCCGAAAGCGTCATTGCCGACCGCCTTCTCTACAGCAGGCACCCGTGGACTGGCGATGGCTGCGAGGCGCTTGGTTAGGTCCTTGAAGAAGCCCATGCTACTCCTCCGCCACAATGCGCTGCAGCAAACCTGCAGGGGCAGCGCCTAGAACGCTGCCCCCGAAGACTGGAGCGGCTTCGGGACCACCCTCGGTGACCCTTCCCACCTGCTCATCTATGCCCCCACCCAAGGCCCGTCGGCTGGTTGGATGAGGAGCACTTCCCGGTCGCTCAAGCTCCCGGGGGCCCGCCGCCTCGGGGCAAGCTGGGGATGGCTGCTCCATATCGATGTCATCCCACAGCACGCGACCACGGCACCGCTTCTTGTCCGCCTCACGACGGCGGTCTTTCATCCGGATCTCCGGAGGGGCCATGGGGCTGCGCGCCTTGGGCTTCTTGTGCTTGCGCTTCATCGTCCGGCCTTCTCCTAGAGGAATGTAATGTTCGGACTCCACGGGCTGTCCGCCTCTTCCTTCGTCGCTACGACCAGGCTGTCCACCTCGTCATCGTGCCTGCCACTGGGGAAGGCGCGGAACTCATTGATCCATGCCTTATTCCAACCCGCCCTGCGGATATGCACGCGTCCTGCCTCGAAGATCGGCTCAAGGTAGGCTGCCCGTGCGCCCTTGTCGCTGGCGCCACAAAGGAACTTGCGCACGATGGCAAAGCCCTCCAGGCGTGCGCGCAGGTCGGTGTAGGCGTCCTTGTATCCCGCAACGCTCTCCACATGCACCGTAACATCCATGCCATCGAACTTGGCTGTCTCCAGCTCCTTGCGCATACGCTCAGGCGCTTCCCACTGCCCGCGGACCACGTCGTCCACATAGATGTGCCCGTCCTTGAAGGCTGCCCGTGTGCCAACGGTGTAGTCGGGGTCGTCCTTCTCCCGCTCCTTCTTCGTAGAGGACAGGTCCCAACCTCTGTGCCAGTCGAGGTCCTTGGGCATGTCGTCATCGATGGACACCTGGTCTACGCGGAAGCGGTTTCCCATGCGCTGCGATGGCTCCTGCAGACCCATCGAGCTCCAGGCGTAGCTGCCATAGAACGCGCGCGCCGCCTTGTACCATGCGTCGTTGAACCGCTCAGGGAACAGCCACGTGCCGTTGTCAGCTTGTGCTGGAAACTTCAACAGCTCGAACACAGGGAAGTCCGGGTCGTACTTGTTGCTCTCCGGATCGTTCCGGTCCAGGATGCGCCCGACAAGATCGTCCACATGCCAACGGTTGGCCACTATTACGACGGCATGCGCTGGTGCCAGACGCGTCATGATATCATTCTGGAAGGAGTGCCAGACCTTGTCGCGCATCAACTCGCTCTCGGCGTCCTCCCTCCGCTTCAGGTAGTCGTCGATAATGATGAGGTGGCCACCACGCCCCGTGATAGTTCCGCCTGTCATGCCTGCGCTATACATCACGCCACGATGCCCCATGATCCGCCAGCGGTCAATGCTCATCCGGTCACGTGCTATGCTGAGCCCGAACAGTGGGCCGATCTTATCGCGGAAGACTGCGCGCGCATCGTAGGCCATGTCCGTAGCGAGCTGGTAGTTGTAGCTGGCGAGGATGACTTCGTGGTCGGGGTTGCGCCCCATGTGCCATACCGAGTACCTGCGGCTCACGAGATCGCTCTTGCCATGTCTCGGGGGGACGTTGATAATGAGGTAACGGTTCTTCCCGGCTTCCAATCGCTTCGTAGTCTTGTCCAGCTCATCGATGATGACCTTGGTATGCGCCCCGAAGTAGTAGGGCGTCTGTGGCAGGGAGGCCCTGAACATGCTGCCGAAGTTCTCACGCACCTTCCGCTTCGCCATCTCCTGGAGGGCCATGCGGCGAGTGATAACCTGCGGCTCTGCTACGACCATCTATCCTCCACCGCACACGCCAGCGTGCGGGTAAGCGTTAGGGCGAGCCCCCATCCTCGGCACCGCCACCATCCCCGTCGCCAGGGACCTGCGCTGCGCCCGCTCCGTCTCCCTCTCCTCCGTCGTCGTCTCCGTTTTGGATGATCGCGCCAAGCTCTTCCTCGCTGAAGTTCTCTAGCGTGGTTGAAGTGGAATGAACGATGTCCGGCACCTTGCCGTCCATGCGCTCCAGGATTGTGTTGAAGAACTTATGGTCGCCCTTGGCCGCTGCCTTTGTTGCTGCAGCCAGCATGCCGTCTGCGACAGAAGCATCAGCCGGGAGGCCCAGCCCCTTCTTCCACGCGGCCGGGCACTTCTTCATCAGCATCTTCCGGAGGGTTGCTGTGAGACTGACTGCCCCCTTAGGTCTTCCGCTGGAGTGTCCCGAATGCCCTTTCTTCCACTGGTGTGCGATGAACCCTGGAACGTTCGGACAACCAGCTCCACCGCCCTTACCCTTACCCCATTTCTTCCCGTCTACTACCGGGCTTGTATCAGTTTTCTTTGTCTCTGTTTCTACCTTTATCTTTATCTTTCTCTTTATCTTTGTCTTT